TGAGCCATGAAATCAAGACTGCACTCGACCGATACCGCGGCGCCGCAAGACTTGGCGCAATCGCTGACGATCTGGCGCAGCGCCTCAACCTCAGCCTTCAACTCCTTGACTACCTGCTCATAGGCTTCATAGCCGGTCTTGAGGCCGGCGTTTTCGGCCTTGAGCTGGTCACGCTCCTGCGCCACAACCAGATACTCAGTGGCGGCCCGGCCAACCGCGTCATGTACGGTCATTTCAGCGGACACGCCAGCCAGGCGAACCTGAGTTGCCAGTCGCTCGTTCTCGGCGATCAGGGCCAGGATAACCTCGGGGCCAGCCGCATTCTGGAGCGCATCGTCAGCAGCGCTCCAGGCGTCGAGCCGAAGCTTGCTGCAGTCGTCGCTGTTGTACTCATTCAGTGCGGACACCAGCGCCTCGGCCAGCCGCTTCAGTTCGCTGTAATCGGTCATTTGCACAACTCCAGCGCCTGGGCCTCAGTGAAGCCTTGGGCGATCAGGGCCTGGTATTTGGCGCGGATCATCTGGGCCTGAATGCCCAGAAATTCAATGTGAGTCGGAAGGTTGCGCTTGAGCTCTTCCAGGGCAGCGCGCTGCTTGTCCACCGGACCGGTGAGGAGTGTCAGGTTGTCTTTCATCGCCTGGCTCCTTTCAGTCCCTGGCGAGCAACCACAACACAGCTCCACGACTCGGCCTTGTCGGCGTCGCCATACTGGTCTTCGGCGTGCTGGCGATTCATTTCGATGATCTGCACAAGGGCGTCACGTTGAGCGCAGTACTTCTGGGGCATCTTTTCGCGAAAGATGTCGATACACAGATCCACACACTCATCACAAATGTGGGTATCCGGTCCGGCGATCAACATTGCGACCTGGTGCTGGTGCTTCCCGCAGAAGCTGCAGTACAGCAATTTCTCGACGTTACCCATGAGCTCGCTCTCCTCGATTTTTTCCAAACTTGGCCAACAGATGCGCCCGAGCCGCACCGCCCGATGCCGGAATAGCCTGGATTTCCAGCAGCCGGACTTGGCGCTGGTTCGCAAACTCCTCGGCCAGCTCGACTTCGGTTTTTTGGCTGTCGTGACCGATACCGATCGCGATGTCCTCCAGCGGCAGCCCCTGCACCAGATGGCGGATGGTGATGTCGTAGGCGCGATCAAATACTTTGCTGGCCTTTTCAGGCGGCAGCTCCCACAGGTTGTGCATCTCGCATTGCAGCGCAGCGTGACGAATAGCCGTGTGCGACCAGACCCGGCCACCGAACCTGCTTGGGTGAGCGTTCTCCAGCGCCTCGCGGAATGCTTTGTCACACGGCGGAATGCCCAGCATTTCCGGCGTTGGCTGGCACAGCTTGACGAACTTGCCCACGCTCGGCATGAAGTCCGTGCCCAGCGACCGGCAACGCTCAACGCCGAATCGGATCTGCTCCAGCTGAGTGATGCCCTCGACGAGGAAGGCCTTGACCCAGCTGCGCTTGGCGGAATCCAGGGCGTCATCGGTTGGCCAAGCTTGTTTCCACGCCGGGAAGATGGCCTGCAGCTCCTTGAACAAGGCGTTGACGACATCGACCGTCCCTGGCGGCAGGGTCTTGGGCATGACAGGCATCGCCGGAGGCTGGTAGCTGCCAACAGCTGCGCGTAGGTCGGTGGTTGCGCCGGCGGACTTCATGAGCTGCGCCGCGCTTCTCGGTGGCTTTGGCTTGTTCATAGGCCGCCGTCCATGTTTTCAGCCCAGTCGCGATTGTCGAAGTCCGGGCCGTTGACCTGGCGCTTCATCGGGAACTGGCGAACGTTGGAGGTGGCAGCCGTGGCGTTGTCACGCTTGATCCACTTCACCAGCAGGCTCACCCATGCCTTCTGTGTCTCGGCCCGGCCGCTTGCCGTGTAGTGGCAGACGAAGGCGCCGATGGCTTCGGTGGTGAACAGGGCGACAGGCAATGCCATGCGCAGCGCGTAGTTCTTCAGCAGGTTCTCGTCGGGCACCCAGTCAAGGGTCATCTCGGTCGGTAGGTTCGGATCGACAAATTCAGGCTCACTCGCAGGGAGTGTGTTGTGTTGATCTTCTCTTCTCTTCTCTTCTTTAGGTAACGCAGAAGTAACGCTGCCAGCGTTACCTTTTGATTTGTGGTTGGAGACACGTTTTGCCGTCAAAGCCCTGTTTTTACCGGTCTTCCCGTTGTGGCGCTCGAAGTGAGGCAGGCTGATCATGCCGTCCGCTTCTTCCATCCAGCCCACCGATTTCATGTGTTCGCAAAAACCAGTAACGCCAACGGAACGGTCGAGTAACTTTTTGCTAACGCTCGGAGCGTTACCTTTTTCGGTTTGTTGGTCGAACCAAGCCCATACCCGCATCAGCTTGCCGACGACGGCGTCCTGATCGATATCTGCCAGGTCTGCGATCTGGCAAACCTCAGGCTTGTCCATGGTTGCCAGTTCAAATTTGATCCAGTCTCCGGCCATTACTTACCGCCTTTGCCGATCAGGTCGGCCAGTTCGAGGAAACGATCTACGTACCAGTGAGGCTGCGTCTCACGAGGGGATTGAGGGTTGGTGAGGTTCTTGCCGTAGGTCATGCCCTTGTCGGTCACGCACCAGTAGTCGACCATCACCTGCTTGGAGTTTTTGCGCTGGAGCTGCTTGAGGAAGCCCTTGGCGGCGAGTGCACGATTGAAGGCGGCCGCCGTGCTGGCGATGCCGTGGTCTTTGATCAGTGCGGTGATGGCCTTGGTTGGCATGGAGCTGCCACCGGTGGCGTCGGGAGCGGCATCGACGGCGTAGCCAGGCAGAAACTTCGGATCAAGCCCATTGTTCTGGGCGATCTTCGTGAGCATCAGCATCTGGCAAGACGCGGCCGGCTTCAGCAGGCGCGTGAAGCACTCCATGATTGCCAGTTCGCCGACGACCTTCGTGCCATTGAGCAAGACCTGCTCGCGCGCGCCCTGCTGCTGTTCCAGTTCGCGCCAGCGGCGAATCACCTTCATGCGCATCGGAGCGCTGTAGCCGGTGAGTAGGCAGTCGGTGTGCTCGCGGTCGAGCATGTACTCGACTTGTTCGCGGTTCTGGCCGTCCAGATAGATGTGCTCAAAACTGAGTACATCTAATTTCAGTTCCTTCAGCATCGCCGCGATGTCGCGCTTTACGTTTGCGTGACGCTTGCCGGTGACATTGGCGATCTCGCGGGATGACATCGTGGTACGCGACACGTTTTCAGAATTACCAAAACGTGTCGCGACATTGGACGGGGTATTGCTATGTGATTGGGTTTGCATATAATCAGGCCTCTCTAGTTTTGCGAATTAGCCGACCTTTCCCGTCGGCTTTTTTGTGCCTTCGATTCAGGCGATTGCTTTTCCGCAGGCGCAACTAATCCCGCCGGCAGGGCTTCCGCCCTCAGCGCTCAATGTCCCCGTGCGTCCTGTTGTCTTGCCGTCCATTTCCTTTCCCCTGATGGTCTTCCTGGTGCGAGCGGCTTAACTGCCGGCTACGCCTGTGTTGCGAATCGGCCCCCGCCGATGGAGATCGTTGCGCCCTGCTTTTCAGGCGGCTTTAACGGACTCATCCATCACGTCCAGGCTCTGGCGGACATGATTGATTTCCTGGCGAATCAGTGATTTCTCGAAGGTGCTGACGTGGTTGTCGTCCAGCGCCTGGTGTACGGCGATGGTCAGGTCGGCGACCTCTTTGCCGACGTTGATCAGTGACTTGGTGAGCGCCTGCGGCTCCGGCGCGGACTTCGAAACCAAGGAAAAGCCGAACTCGTTCGCCAGCGCTATCAGCGGACGCATGTCTCCGGTGTGCAGCAAGATTCCGAACAGGTGCTCGACCGTCAGGTGGTGAGCTTCGTTATCTGGGTTGGCGCGCTGGAGCAGGCCGACATGAGGAACGCCCATCTTGGCCGCCAGTGCCTTTGCCTCGTTGTCCAGAACAGCGCTCTGGCAGGCCCGCAGAAAGTCTTCCATTCGTAAAACCTCGTTTCTGTTTCCGTGGTGGCGTAATGCCAACAAGGCGATTATTCGTTCCATCAACTGATCAAGGACGCATCCATGACCGACTCTTCCGAACTACAAGGCGAGGTAGCCGCCCTTTGCTGCTTGGTGGTCGCCTTGGCTTCCACCCTGCCCTTGTCGTCTCAACTCAGGCTGTGGCCTGCGTTTGAGAGGGTTGCCGGCCCGTTACGGGGTCGGCTTGGTCGTGAAGAGCTGCGAGGGTTTGAGCGGGCGACTGCTTCGCTCAGTTCGCAGCGGGTTGTGGGTTAGGCGGCGGATTTTTTAAATTGCGTCTGGCTGGGAAAGGGGCGGACTTCTTCGGCAACGAAAGAGCCGTCAGGCGCCTCAGTGACATAAACATCACGCCCTACACGAAGAGCCTTGTTCAGAGAGCCCTGAGTCAGGCCGAGCAGAGTTGCTGCCTTGGTCTGCCCGTGCTCGCGGGCAAACTCTTGAAGAGTTTTGCGGCTCATTTCGCCGATCTCCTTGATTGGATACGGCACAAGTATCGCCGCCGGAGATTATTTAATCAACCCCGCCGGCGATTGATTAAATATCGCCGCAAGGAATAATCAGGGAATGAAAAAACGCGAACTGGAAGACTGGGAAAAAGCAGAGTGTTTCGCTCTGAAGGCTGCTATCGACGCTCATAATCTGGGGAAGTCGCGCGCAGAAATGTTGACCCAAGGAAAAATCGCCGATGCTTTGGGTATAAATCAGGGCTCCGTCAGCTCCTACCTGAACGGCTATAACGCTCTCAACGTAAAAGTTGCGAGCGTCATTGCGGGCTTGATTTCCAAGCCTGTCGAATCCTTCAGTCCGCGCCTTGCAAAAGAGATTGCAGAAATCGCCAGGCGCGGCCTGGAGTCGAATGTCGAGCAGGGTCCACCAATTACAAGCACCACCCGAAGGATCGAAATCGTGGGAACCGCTCAGCTTGGGCCTGATGGATACTGGGTTGGATTAGACGCGTCTGCTGGCTGGGTGGAGACCTACACCAGGGACGAGGATGCCTACGCACTCAGACTCAAGGGCGACTCGATGGCTCCGGCAATCCGTAGTGGATGGATTGCTGTTTGCGAGCCGAATCACCGCCTTGTGCCTGGGGAGTACGTGATGGTCACCACAACCGACGGCCAAAACATGGTGAAAGAGCTGTTATTCGAAAGCGAGGATGGTGTCAGCCTCATGTCAGTGAACGCCGCGTATGGCGAACGCCGGACGATTGCCTGGGACGAGGTTGAAACTATTCATTATGTAGGAACCATCCTCGCTCCAAGCAAAGTGCTCGGGCGCCTGTAATCTGTTCGGTGTCTGCAGCCCTCATCACCGGAGTCCCCATGCCCCTCACCAAGCCCAACCAAGAGCTGAACCGCGACCGGAAAGCTGCCTTCAAGCTTCAGCATGCCGATACCCTGGCACTGATGATGCTGATCAGTAGGCTCTATGCGGGAGATCGGATTGGGGTGCTGGCGGATGCGGGGAATGTGGGCGTTATCACCAGGGCAAGATCTGAATGATCTGGCGCGTCAGTGAGATGCGAGCGAGGACTTATTGATATGGCGCACTCGCTCAATTACCACATAGGCGAATCCGTCCGCACTATTGAGGCCGAGATAGAGAGGTTGCTCGACGTAGTCGACACTCTCAAAGCAGCCGGGAATGATGATCTGGCCTCTGTCATCTTGGCTCAGGTGCATAGGCTTATTGGGGTAACTGTAGCATTGAGAGTTGCCACAGCAGAACGAAGTGGCGGCGATAGGATTGTGCGGAGCAAGCCTGAGTAGACGTGACAGAAATTTGTATAACACGGAGCTCCATTGGTTCCAAGGATAGGTATGAAAAAGACAATAGCTTTATCGATGCTGGCGCTTCTTTTGGGCTGCAGTGCTCACAAGCCGCTCCCGCTTCCAGAGGGCAACATGCCGATGACGGAGCAGGAGTACCAAGAATCCGAGCTGTTGCTGCTCAATGGGCAGAAGCTTCCGCCTGAAGAGCACCAGCGGCGGATAAATGAGATTTTGGCGCGCTAGGAACTGCGTGGCGACAATTTACAGGAGGTCGCAATGGGTCACTCGGTGAAATTCCAGGCCGAGGTCTTGGCGAAGGATCTGGAGGCTCAGGCCGAAAAGATGCTTGAGCAGGAATTGATTTTTAGGGAGGCGGGACGGCCGGCACTGGCCGACCAAGTATTGGTGCAGCACGAACGATTGCTTGAAGCCATTGCAGCGCTTCGAGATTTGAATAAGTGATAGGAAGCCATGCCCCTTACCAATCCAAACCAAGACCTAAAGCGCGATCTCCAGGGCATCGCCTCCGATCTGAAGTGGTCAGCAGTCGAGCTGCTGCGAATCGCCGAACGGCTGAGCCTGGCCGGTAATGAGGCGGACGCTCAAGCCGTGCTGAGAATGTGCAAGATCTTCCAGGCAGATGAGGATCGACTGACTGCTTATGTGGCAGAGGTCGCGAGTGAGAGGATTGTGCGGGGGAAGGCTGAGTAGGTGGGGCGGCAGAGATTTGTTGGATTCAGCCGCGTGAAATAGGGGCTAGGCTTGGCAATATGTCGGCAAAGCATGGATTGAACTTGATGGATTATACTTAGGTCGATATATTGTACGAGTTCATTATCCATCCAGATGCCACATCTGATCTCAGAGATATTCTCCTGGCAAACAGGCTGGCCGGCCTGCGACTTACAGCATTCCTGCGGGAGCTGCGAGACGATCAATACCTTCTTGATCGTTTAAACCAGAAGAATTATGGCGGCAGCCCTGCGAAGCCAAGACCTCAGGGTGCGAAATTTAATTCTGGAATATGGGTCGCAGGCTGGGACGAGGGCATGAATTTGTGGAGGGTTCGCTGCTTCCAGTCAGAAGCCCTGCCTTATCGCATGATCGTCGCCTATCGGCCGGAAATTGATCAGTACGTACTCCTAGCTGTAACCGAGAAAGCCGCCCACAACGATCCAGACGATAAAAGGTTTAACTATGAGCTCGATCACCCAATTGCAATACGAATCGCAGCCTCTTATCGAAAGCTATTGGACGGGTGACGGCGTTCGCCAGGTTGCACCATCTGAGTCATCTTCGACTGGCGGAAAAATTTATGTCGCAGAGTTCACTCCTCCGCAGTCCAAGTTGGCTCAAAAGCACACCGAGTTCGACGACCTGCTTGCCGAGCTCGAACGCGACCCGAAGTCCGCTGAGGAGCTTGCTGAAGGCGCCAGATGGGTCGGTAAGGAATTCTATTCTGGCGATGGACTCACGATTAAGACTGCACGGCTGCGGAAGGGGTACTCCCAGCAGCAATTGGCAACCATCCTTGGCACAAGCCAGCCGCACATTGCCAGCATAGAGAGAGGGCAGAAAGAAATTTATTTGTCCACAGCTGTAAAGCTATGCGAGGTGCTAGGTGTCTCGCTCGAAGACCTGCCAGCAATGATTCGTCAGCAAGAGCTGCTTAATTTAGAAAGGAATCAAAGATGAGTCGCCATGCTTATGTAATGTACTGCGATGACGTTCGACGCGAAGTTGGCGGCAAGACATCCCTGATTGGCGTTTATCCAGGAGCCATCACCTTCCCTCGCTTTCCAGCCTTTCTCCCTAAGCTTTGTGTTTTTGTAAACGCAGTTACGAGGGTGGATAAGCCGTTCAAAAATATCTCATTTCGCGGATACCACTTGGGGCATGAGCTGTTCGATATGCAGCTGGACGAGACCCAAGTAGCCGATCATTACAAGGATCCTGAGAATCAGGAGGGGGTCCGCTTTTACAAGGTAAAAGCGATGGCGATACTATCCTTCTTAACGTTTGACGAGCCCGGGCCGCTGAAGATTGAGGTAGTGGCTGATGGCGAAGTCATTGATTGCCCAAGCATTCCTATTCGGCTCAAGCAGGCCAAGACACCTGAAGAATAAAAGAGCCCGGCCCAGCGCCGGGCTTTTTGTTTGCGCCCTCTTGGCGAGAAGCGCGTGTTGATCTACGATTATTTCTGTCCCATGACTCTTTACAGCCCGCTCCCCCTTAGCGGGCTTTTTTTCGTCTGCGCCCCATAGGAGTACAAAAGTACTCTCCCTATCTTGCCAAATCAGCGCCCTTTTAATACTGTATGCGCATACAGTAAAGGAGCCTCTACATGGCCAAAGCAAAAGTAAAGCCCGCCCAAGAAGTCCGCCTGCCTACCCCCTACGAGGCTGTAGGCCTGC